TAGGTACACCTTGTGCAGTTCGCGGGCGGCGCGCAGATCGGGCGACCCGTCAAGTTGCCGGATTTCTTTCGCCGTCTCCGGCGGTTCGAGATCCGAGGATTCACCGAGCAGGAGCTTGCCAGCCATCGCCACCGGCTCGGCGACATACACGACGGCGTCGCTCATAACCTCGCGCCCGCTCGCGTCGCGGAACAGGACCGACTTGTTCTGCCACCGGCACGCGCGCGACTCCGGCGCCCCATAGGTCAGCCCGCCGAATCCGTCGTTGACGCCAGGCGGCCAATACGTTGCCGTCTGGTGCATGTGCCGGGTATACGGCGCCGGCATCGGTCAGACCTTCTCGAAGAACGCGGACTTGCGGCCGAGCTTGCGGAGGCACCCGTTCGGGTCGAGCAGCACCGCCTTGTCCCAGTAGGACGAGCGGCCCGGGAACTCGGTCGACGCGGCGTAGGTGTCGGCCGCGTCGCCGAGCCGGCTCGAGGTCACGGCACCCGCGCCGGCACCCTCGACGGCCGAGGCGATAAGGTCGGCGGCCACGTACTTGATAATCGCGCACTGCCGCTCCTCGTCGAGCGATGCCACGCACGTGCGCACCATGAGCTCCGCGTCGAGGATCAGCCCCTCGACCTGTTCGTCGCTGAGCTCCGTCGCAATGATCGCCCGAACGTCGGGGACGTCGGGCAGCCCGTCATAGCAGGCCACGGCCTAGCCCTCGGCGCTGGCGCCGGTCTTTTTCTTCGACCGGCGACGACTGGCCCGGCGGGGCGTGCCGGCGGCGCTCGTCGAATCCGGCGCGGCTCGAGCCTCGTCGGTTCCGGCGTCGTCGGCCGTGCTCGAGCTGCTACCGCTGTCCTCGGCGGGCGAGGCCTCCGTCGCCGGTTCCGGCGGTGCCGGATCCGGGTCAGCCTCGCCGGTCTTGAGCGGGCGCGAGTCCGCGGGCTCGACGGGATCCCGCTTTTGCGGGCGGCCGGTCACGATGATGCGACGCTCGCCGGCCGGCGGCGGTGCCGGACCCTCGTCGTCGGTGCCTGGCACGGGCGGCCGGCGGACGTGGCGCTTGCTGTCCGGCGGATCGCCGAGGACCTCGAACCGATCCGCGAAGCGCTCGAACACGTGCTGGCTCACCGTGAGCTTTTCCCCGGGCTGATACGTCACGAGCTCGCCGCCTTCCTTTCGGTTGAACGGCGCCCCGGGCTTTACCTTGACCTCGACTTTCATCGTTGCTGATCTCCTGCGCTGAAAAAAAAGGGCCGGCGTGAACGTACCACGCCGGCCCCGTTGCCGCGAGTCGCGGCGGTCTGTGACGAGCTCGCGCTTACGAGCCGACCGAGGCGTGCAGGATGCCGGTCCGCGAGTCGAAATCGTCCTTGAAGCGCGGCGCCATCGCCATGAACGTCTGGAAAAAGTTCGTCCAGCCCGACGGGCTCGCCCACTGAATCGTGGTCAAGTCCGAGGCCATGGCGAGGTCGAGGACGTCGCTCGTCATTTGCACCATGACGACCTCGCCCGACTGCAACACGTCGGAGACGCGAAGCGCCCGAATCGAATCCTCGGCCATGACGCGCTGCATCAGCGTGCGATCGCCGAACGCCTTGAAGTCCTGCCGGAACCGCCAGGCGTAGGCGCCCGGGATGTACAGGTTGAACGGCCCGTAGTGCCGGTGCTGAGTCTCGAGCACCCTGACCATATTCAGGATGTCGTCGAGAATCTCGGCCGGCGTGTAGGACGAGTCGCCCCAGTCGCCGATGCTCGCGGTCGCACGGCCCGGGAACGTGGTCAGGCCGTAGATTTGGTACCGGTTCGCCGCCGACGGCACCGCGCCGAGGTTCGTCCCGTAGAACACCATGCTCTCGGCCGTGCGCGCGACGGCTCGGGCCGCCTCGACGCCGGTCGTCACGTCGAGCGATGCGCCCCGGGTGCGCGACGCCAGCAGAACCCGCTCGCCGATGCGGAACGGTTTCTGAATGATCGGGATCGGCACGCCGTCGATGTCGAACTCTTGCCGGTCCTGATCGGCCTGCGTCTCGCCGTCCATCGTGATTTCGGCGTCGGTGATTTCGCTCGACTTCTCCCACTCGGAGATAAGGACCCCGAGGCCGCCGACGTTGAACGTCAGCCCGGCCGCGCGCATGTCCTCGACGATCACGAGCCGCTCGCGAGCCGCCTCGCGGACGACGTCGTCGACGCGAAGCCACTCGTCCTTGCGGAGCGTGGCGTTGATATGCACCGGCTGTTCCCGATAGATCGGGAAGCCCTGCGCGTCAAGCTGGCCCGTGTTGACGGTGATAACGCTCACGCCGCGATCGTTGACGTAGGGCCGGCGCTCGAGCACTTTCCGCTCGCTGAGCACGACGGGGTTCCCGCTGAGCGGATCGTTCAGCGTTCGGGCGATAGCCGCCGAGAGTTGGTTCCGCATGGCTGTTGCTCCTCCTCGTGAGCGGGTGCGTTACGCGATGCCGCGACCGGTCAAGACTTCACACTTGACGCGACCGGGGTCGCCCGTCGTCGTCACGTCCTCGCGCGCTTCGGCAATGACGAAACTCGTGTCGGCGGCGGTCTTGAGCCGGCCCGCGCCGTCGCTCGTGAGCTTCTCGCCTTTCGTGATGGTCTGGTTCGCGGCGAGCGTCGCGTAGACCATCGCGCCTTGCGGCAAAACCTCGTAGATGACGTTGTCGCCGATGGCGTAGGCGTCGTCGATGCCGCGGCCGGTCAGCGCGTATTCGACGGCGAACGCCGGCTGCGTCTCCTGATCGGCAGTCGCGTGCGGGATCGCCTCGCCGTCGCCGTTGATGGCGACGAGCATCCCGGGCGTGATCGCGACAGCGGCGACCGCCTCGCGTTGAATGCCGCAACCGCCGAGCCGGATCGTTTTCGGAGTCGTCGCGCTGGTCATGACTGGTACCTCGTACTGGTAGACCGGGAGGAAAGCCGTCCCCGTGGGGGTTACTGGGTCGCCTTGTCGGCGCCTTTCTTGTCCGCGCTCATCAGGCCGGAGTTGACCATCAGCGGCGCCCCGCCGCCCTGGCCCGTGTCGCCGCTCGGGACGTAGCCGCCCGCGCCGCTGTAGTCGACCGGCCGGATGGACTTCTCGTACTTGGTCAGCGCCTCGAGGCTCATCGCCTTGAGTTCGGCCTCCTCGAACGCGCACGCCGAGTTCGCGAGGATCCGCTGCTCGAGCCCCGCGCGCTCGACCATGGCGTTGATGGTCTCGGGCTTGATGGCCTCGGCGAGCGTCTCCGCCATCATGGCCTTGAGCTCCGCGCGGGTGATCGGCTTTTCGCCGCCCGCGGCTGCGTTCTTTTTCATCGCCTTGCCCTCCTCGTCCTCGTCGCCCTCGTTCGCGGCGGCCTTCGCCGCGGCCTTTGCCGCCTCGTCGTCCTCGGCCGCTTTGGCCTGCGATTTGTCGAGCTGTTTCAGCGCGGCACCGAGCGCTGCGCGGGTAACGTCCGACATTTTCTCAAGCTCGGCGATGTCGAAGTTCGCCTTCATGTCGCCGAGGTCGGCGCCGTTGGCGTGGAGTTTCTTAGCAAGGGCAGCGATGGCGGCGGCGTTCATTGTGGGCTCCTCGCACTGGCAGTCGTTGGGCTTGAGGCCGAGCGTCACGAGCAGGTTCGACACGGCGCTGGCGATTCGGCCTTTGTCCACGTCAGTGTTCACTCTCGGCGCTCCGCAACCGTCCGCAATACTGCACGCCCCGGTCTGACCTGGCAATAGCGCGAGGTGATCCGGCCGAATGTTCGCGTGCCTCACGCGGTAAGGCTTGCCGTTGAACGTGCCCGACTCGACGAGCGTGTCGGCGTAGTAACCCGTGGAAACTTCGACCATTTCTCCGGCTGCCATGGCCGCGAGTAATGCGCTCTGTCCCATTTCATCGAAGCGCGTCTCGTCGAGCCAGAGTTCGGCGCGCAATCGGTCGCCGTCGAGCGTCGCGCCGAATATGGTCCCCGCTGCGCGCTCGAGGATGTCGGGGTAGTTCGCGCTGATCGGCTCGCCGTCCTGTTCGGGATGCAGGATCGGTATCGGGCTGCCGTTCCACGACTCGGGAAACTTGCCGAGCTCCTCGGCAGTAACGAGCGCGCCGTTAAGGACTCCCGCGACCGCGAGCACGCCCGGAACAACGGTGTGCATGCGCCCCTGATAGAGCTCGCGGCGGACGGGAACGTCGGCGTTCGTTTCGGGTTGAAAGCGCGCGTGGAACACTGATCGCCCTCCAATTCAGCACGATGCCCGATCCGCCGACGACCTTCGGCCGCCAGGCGCAGCGGCAATTCGGGTGAGCGGGCAGCATGTTACGCGCTTTTCGCAATGAGAACACGCGCCCCTCGAGCCGCTCGCAGACCGGGCAGACTTTCGCGTCGCCGGTCGTCGACCACTCGGCCTCGAGTTCGACGCCCTCGACCTTTGCCTCGGCGTAGGCGTTCAGCGTCGCGTCGGCGTGCGCGGCGATAACCTCGGTGCGGGCAATGGTACGGGCTCGAGTGATGCCGATTTTCTGCACGCGGTCGCGGAGCTGGCGCGCGATGTCGCGCGGGCTGCGGCCCTCGGCGAGCCCTTGCGCGAGCGTTTTCGAGATCGCCTTGTCCATCGCCTCGGTGATCCCGGCGAGCTCCTCGAACGCGCGCGTGTAGATCAGCCCGACGCGGTCGGCGTGAACCGGGCGATTGAATGCACCGCTGACCCACGTCGGGTCGACGGTCGCGCCGCCGGCCCGGAGCTTTGCGCCCGCGTCGGCGATGCCCCGCTGGTAGGCCGTTTCGATGTAGGTCCGGGTCCACGCCGACTGCGCCGCGGTGCTGAGCGGCACGCCCTCCGCAATGCCGAGGATTTCCTGCCGCTGCGCGGCTTGCAGCCACCGCATAAAGGCCGCGACCTTTTCGTCGCGCCGCGGGAAGTCGAAGCGCTTCCGGTTCGTCGCGATCGCGGCGAGGCCCGCGGGCTCGAGCGCGAAGCCGTCGAGCTCGAGGACCTCGGCCGTAATGCGCCGGATCAGCGACAGGAACCTGCGACGGACCGCCCGCTCGAAGCGCCGCCTGAGCGTCGCGGTCTGACTGGGATCGCGGCGGCGGACGACGTTCACGGTCACGACCCGGCGCCGCTGATTCGCGAAAAATGGCGGGGCCCCGACCTCGCCGGCCATCGGTGCGCGCGCCGTTATTCGATTGAGCATCGCCGCCGAGAGCGCTGCTGCAGCCTCGTCGCGCACGACGGTGCGGACCGCTATCGCGTTTGTCGCCACATGCCCTCCATGACCTCGACCGCGATCGCGAACGACTCGGCGCCGGTCCGGCCGGTGCGCTCGAAGCCGTCGCGCGTGAAGCACCGCGCGTTCGCGTAGGCGCTCATCGTCCACGCGCTCGACATTTCGAGGACGAGCGGCGCATCGCCATCGAAAACGATGTCGAAGGCCATCCACTGAGTTTGCAGCGCGTCGGCGATTTCCACCGCCAGGCGCGCGGCTGCAAGCTCGCGCTCGTCGGCGAGCTCGAGCGTGCGGAACACGCCGGAGCCGCTCGCCTTGAACGAGCCGGGCGCGTTCTCGCGGACGAGCCCGTAGAAGTAGCCGCCGACGACGCACACGCGATAGTCGCGGGGGTTGCCGGCGACGAACTCCTGCCAGTAGACATAGCCCGCCTGCCGGCGGTGGTAAACCGACGGGATGCCGCGCGGGCTGAATACGCTCCGAATCTCGGCCAGCGCGGCCCCCTTGTTCGCGAGGAGCCGGACGCCTTTCGAGCCGGCCCCGTCGATTGACTTCGACACGATCGGGTAGCACGCGGTCGCCGCGTATTCGGTCGCGGCCTTGCGATCCCGAAACATGACGGTGTGCGGCATCCACCGCCCGAGAGCCTCCATCTGTGCGCCTTTGTCGTCGTACCAGATCGCCTCCCGCGCCGTCGGCAAGGTCCTGACGCCGGCCCGGTTCAAGTCGGCGACGATGCGCTTCGACGTCTCGCGTTGCCGGCCCTGCTGGTCGAGCCGCACGAACGCGAGCCCGTGCGGGGTCACGCGAGCGGCCGAGAACAGAGAGCAAAAGTGCCCGCGCTCGGTCGCGGCCTTTGCGAACTCCGTCCCCCACCCTTTCGGGTCGCGGTATGCGCGGAGGCGCAATTTCTCCGGTTGCACGGGTGAGCTGAGCCCGTTCCACGCGGCGTTGATCCACTGAAAGCGCTTCACCTCGTGGTTCCACGGCTTGACGTTGCCCGGGTAAAACATCAGGCAGAGGTTCCGCGGCGGCCGGCAGCGCGAGCCGCCGTTCTCTCGGACGAACCGCGGGCTGAAGTAGTAAACGCCGTCGTCCGGTCCCCACGTGCGTTCGCCTGGCCCGAGAATGTGCGAGATCACCGCTTGGTCGGAGCCGACGAACCGCTTCCGCGCGGCGGTCGCGACTCCCACCGGATCGGCTGCGAACTTCTCGTAGACTTGCGGGCGCGAGCCAGCGCGGAGGAGCACGAGGCCGCCGTTGTAGGGGCGCTTGCTCGCGGTGCCGTTGAAGATTCGGAGCTCGGCGTCGAGCGTGAGCAAGTGATTGCAGGAGCCCGGGCCACCGTGATAGGTGGCGTCGACGTCGGTCGAGAACAGCCACTCGGCGCCGAAATACTCCGCGGCGTTCGGGCCCCACATAGACAGCCGGCGGTAGCATTGCGGCGCGCCTTGTCGTTCCTTCCACCCGTCGATTCGGACGTTCGAGAACTCGTCCGGCAGCGGAATGACCTCGAGCCCGGGGTCGAGCCCCTCGG